CCCCAATTCTCAAAGGACTTTAAACGGTCCCTCGAGATGGGCTCTGTTGGTCCCGGCTCCTTTAGAGGTTTTGACCTCCGGAGGAGTGGTCTCCCGCGTTTTCTTGCGGGTTTCCTGGACCAAATCTTTGACGCTAGTGGTACCTTGCTCGACGTACCTAGTATTGATTGCATCCGATCCGTCATTCTCCTCACGGAGAGTTTCGGTAAGATCGAGAGGCTCTGTTCGAAAGAGCGAGTCAATCGCGCGATGCGACAGTACGTCGAGATTGAGGCAGAACTGCATGAGTTCGACATAAGTGGCTTGGCGGAAGTACTTCCCCGCTTCCAAAAAGCGTCGACTCTACTCTGGGCTGATGTCTTCGCTCACGCGGAGAATTCCCTTCTGGGAAAGCATCAGCTTGCAACTGAGTGGCTAACCGGCTGTGAGGAAATCTCACCAGATGACCGATCAGCTAGAACTACTCAGCTGCAGACGAGTGTGGACCCCATGGACGTTGTCCTAGGGTTACCTCCACATGTCAGCGGTGCTATAATTAAGACGCACCGCCAGGAGAAACGCGGCTCGTTCGTCGAACGCGAGTTCGTCGACCCAGCCAGTCGTTTCTTCCTCGTTCCCAGGCACGGACCCGGGGCTACCGCTGACGGACTCCGCGGAAACGCGAAGTATTCTGTCAGTAAGTGGCCCTTGAGGCTCGAGAGCGTGTTTCCTTACGGAGATTACGCTCTCCCGCCCGGCTGGTGGCATGACCACCAGTTGGACCGTGTGCAGTTTCTCGAGCCTGGGGCTGAGGTCCCTGTAAAGGTGACTCCAGTCCCTAAGACGGACAAGACCGCGAGGATCATCGCCGAAGAACCTACTGCTATGCAGTATTGTCAACAAGCCCTTTTCCATCAATTTATCGATGGCATTGAGCACGGTGACGAACTTCCGCCACCCTTGGGTGGTAAGAAGTGTGACTTCGGCCGACTCTTCGTCGGATTTGAGGACCAGGAACCAAATCGGTTCTTGGCTCTCCAAGGCAGCCTCGATGGCAGCCTCGCGACGCTCGATCTGAGCGAAGCATCCGATCGTGTCTTGAATGAGCATGTACTACTCCTCTTCGAAAGGTTTCCGCAGCTATCTGCTGCGGTCCAGGCGACGAGGAGTACGAAGGCTCTAGTTCCTGGCTTTGGGGTGATCCCCCTCGCCAAGTTCTCGTCTATGGGCTCTGCGCTCTGCTTTCCCGTCGAAGCGATGATTTTTACAACGATCATCGTAACGGCGATAAGTGACGAGCGGAAGGTGCCCCTTGACCGCGCTTTCCTTTATGGGTTGCGCGGGCAGGTGCGTGTCTACGGAGATGATAT